CGGTGGCGGGGGCGGTGTATGCGTGGTCGCCTGTCGTGCTGTTGGTATTCCATCCAGCGGTGTCGTCGAACGGCTTCACGTTGCGATGGCGAACACCAACCACTTCAGTCCGCTCCGCCCCCGCCGCCTTGTCGATCGCCTTGCTCACGTCCAGCGACTTCGGGAACCCCGACCCATAGACCCACGCGATCATGTCGCGGATCTCAAAGCCAGCATCCTCAATCCGGCACGCCATCCGGTGCTGCGTGCGGGTGCCGGCAAACGCCAGCAGATGCCCGCCAGGTTTCAGTACCCGCAGACACTCGGCCCACACCTCAACGCCAGGCACGTCATAGTCCCAGCGTTTGCCCATGAACGCGAGGCCATAGGGCGGATCGGTCACGATGGCATCGACGGAGGCGTCAGGCATGGCGCGCAACACATCCAGGCAATCGCCCAGCCGAAGGTCTGCTGTTTTCATCGGAGGTTCGGGCATGGAGTCACGGCAGCGGGTTGGTCATCACCCCCGAAACCACCGAACCGCACCCCAGATGGGGAACAGCAGCGGACTCCATTCCTGATTCAACGGCTGCATGGTGTTGACCCACCAGAAGCAGCCGATGCAGCCGAAATGGTCGTTGATGTAGAAGGCGGGGCGTTGCGTCTTGCTGGTCATGCGCTTTCCCTCCCACGCCGCCGAACCCACATCACAACCCGCACCGCAACCACCAGCGGCCACAGGGCCCCGGCGAGCAGGGCGGCAAGCCATTCGCCGGGCTCGCGGCATTCATGGGGCCGCACAACGGCCATCGCGGTGAAGACGCCGGCCCAGCAGTAGATCTCAAGCATCGGAGGCCTCCGGCTGGGGGATCTGGTCGCGCCGCAGCCAGCCGCAACGCTTGCTGTCAGTGGCCTCCCAGAATGAGCCGTCGTCGCAAGCGGCGTAGAGCCTGCCTTCGTGACTGCAAAGCGCCGTCACCACGCGGGCCGGGGTCGGCGCAGGCGGCGGGGTGGGCTGGGCGGCTCGGGCGGCAGCGGTGGGGCTCCACCACGGTTGGCCGGGAACGACCACTCTGTAATCGACATACAGGCCACCTTCGGGCTCAGTGTCTGTCTTGTAGGGGGCCACCACCTCGCAATCCCCATCCGCATCCGCCGCCGTCGGCAGGCGGTCGGTGATCCATTCGCTCATGTTCGCTGGGAAGCTCAACACCCCAGACCCTACCCTCACCCCAGCCGTAGCCTGTAAGCCCTGTGCCAGATCGGTGACCGTCACACAGCCACGGCTCGCAGCTCCACCGTGATGTTCACCCGCCCGATCAGCTCCCGCGGCTCGGACTTCTGTGGCGGCTGGTCGGGGATGAACCGCCACTGCAGCCCCGGCAGCTCCGGGGCGACGCCGGGTGCCCAGATCTCAGCCGGCAGCAGTAGCTCATCCATTCCGCTGCCGCTGGCCAGCCATGCCGCTTCAATCGCCACCCAGTCGGCCACCGGCCTGGCGTCGAATCGCAGGGCCAGCGTGGCGTCGACTGCCAGGCTGCCGCGGCGGCGCCGGAACGTCAGGCCCGATTCGCTGCGGGTCTCGGTCACCGGCACCGACGGCGCGGTGAACTGCCGGTCCGCCGGACGGATCGCGGGGAATGCCACGGTCATGAAATTACCACCTGTTGCAGGTCCGACTTGCCCAGTCTGGTCACCCGATACGACCCGCTGGCGGTGCCGGACAGCGCCAGCAGCGCGCCCCCAGGCTCTGCTGCCACCGTGAACTCATCGGCCGTCAGGCCGCCGCTGCGCACCCAGTAGGTGGTCTGCTGCAGCAGCCCCGTCGGCAGGTCGCCACTCGTCGCCGTGAACGTCACCTGGTCGCCGGTGGCGAACCCATGGGCCGTCGCGGTCGCGGTGTCGGTGCTCAGGTTGAACGTCACCGCCTTGTTGACGATCCGATCGGTCGCCACATAGCTCGTCACCCGGCAGGCCAGCTGGTATGTGCCGGCGCCGGTGAACACCGCCGTCGCGCTCGCCTCATTCGTGGAACTCCAGTCCACCGCGCCACCCGCCGGGATCACCGGGGCCGTCCAGCTGTAGACCGGATCGGTCGCCGTGCCGCTGATCCCAGCGGTTGACGTGATCGTTGCCGGGCTGGTGCCGGTCGTGCTGCCGGTGATCGTCACGGTCCCGATCGTCGTGCTGGTCGGCGCAGCCACCGCCAGGATCGGATGCGTGTCGGTGATGGTCACAGCACCCCGCGTCACGGCGCAGCTGGCGGTCTTGCTGCCGCTGCTGCTGGCGGTGATCGTCGTCGATGCTGCCGTCGGCGTCCCGAACGTCAGGCCGGCGCCGGTCCAGCTGTAGGTGAACCCCGTCCCGGTCCCGCTCACCACCGCCGCATAGCTGCCGGCCACGCCGACCGTCAGAGTCGAGGGCCCGGTGATCGTGACACCGGTGAAGCTCGCGGTGATCGTGCCCGGTGCATCAGTGCTGCCGATCGCGCCTTCAATGACCCAGTTCTGGGCCACGTCGAACCCCTCGGAGATCAGCGACAGGCCATCCTCATCGGTCGGCCAGTGCAGGGCCGTCACCGCGATGTTGCCGGCGTCGTTGAACGCCATGGACTGGACCTTGTAGGTCTGCTCCGTCGCGTTGCGCTCCGCCAGGCAGAACACGGCCTGGCCCTGGTCCACGGCACGGCCGCCGAGGATGACCAGCCCCACCTCCTGGGTCTGGCTGCTGCCGTCCCACAGCAGGGCGTCATAGGTGCCGTCGGCAATCGGTTCGCTGGTGACGATCGTGCCGTCCGCCAGGATGGCGCCGTTGCGGGCGGTCTCGTAGGCGACGGTCTCCATCGCCAGCCGGCAGCAGCGGCCCGGGCTCAGGGTCGCTTGCTGCGGGATCGTCTCGAACGTGACCTGGTGGGTCACCAGCCGCTTCATGCGGCACTTGAGCTTCGCCACGTCGATCGCGTGCCGCTCGCTGGTGCAGAAGTCGCTCATGTCGATCACCTCGAGCGGTGCCGCCTCGCTCACCCCGATCTCGCGGACCGTCACCTCCCGGGTCACGGGGAACAGGCCCCGGTTGCTGCCGTCGCCCTCGGCCCGGCGTTCCTCCCGCCACTTCACCGACACCCGCACCGGCTGGCGCTCGGTCTGGTCCAGGTAGCTCAGCTTGAAGCTGCCCTCAATGATGTTGCCGGCGTTGAACAGGCCAGTGATCTGCTCCGGTGCGCCGAACAGCACCGCCGGCTGCAGATAGCTCACGCCGTTGCGGGTGATCAGGTCCAGCAGGAACAGGGCCGCCGAGTCGTTGCCCCATGTGCGGATGTTGACCGGCTTCGGCAGTGCCCCGTCCCAGAAGTAGCCGCGGGTCCGGGTCCAGTCCGTTGCGCTGGCGAAGCTCGCCTCGTCGACCTGCAGCGGGCTCAGGATCGATCCCACCCCATAGCGCTGGTTCAGCAGCCCGGCGGCCAGGAGGGCCGGGAATGAATGGCTGGCGTCGGGCCCGTCGTTCACGTAGACGCTGAGCTGCCCCAGCTGCTGCGCCTCGGTGCCGCTGCGGATGTTGACGCCCACCAGCGTCATGTCCGGATAGGTCGGCGTCGTCGGCGCCGTGTCAATCACGTTGACGTAGGTGATCTCGTGCTCGGGGCTGCTGGTGCTGGTCGTGATCTCGTCGTAGACGAACTGCTCCGCCAGGCGGGCCCACTCGTCCACGTAGTTGCCACCGTCAACGTTCGGCATCCCGATCCCGCCGCGCGTGTTGATGGTGCAGGGCATCTGGAACGTGGCCGCCTGGCGCTGCACATACTCCCCGGCGACGCGCACCACCACCGACCCATCGCCGACGGTCTGCAGCGACGACAGCCGTGCATCGATCACGATCAGGTCGCCGCTGGCGGTGCCGCTGCGCACCTCCCAGCCGCTCACTGGGTCCAGGCGCACCTCCCATCGCTGGCGGGTCGGGAACTCGATCCGCAGGAAGTTGAACTGTGCCTGCTGCGTGCTGCCGCTGACGCCGAACAGCTGTGGCAGGCTGGACCAGCCGCTGGTGCTGCCGGCGATTCGGTAGCGCAGTCTCCAGAACGCGTAGCGGGTCTCGATCTGGGTGATCGTGCCCGACTGGTACTGCGTCACCCGCAGGATCTGCTGGGCTGGCAGCTGCGACAGGTTGTAGTAATCGCAGGCGCGGCCGTCCACCTCTCCGTAGGGCATGGCGTCGCGGAAGTTCATCAGGCCCGACACCCGGATCCCGACGGTGGAGCGGATGCCCAGCTCGATCACCTGCGCCGGCTGCGGAATCGCAACGGTCGCCCGTGCCATCCGCAGCACATGCGGCGCCGCGGTGCCCGACCTGGTGCCGCCGGTGCCAGGGAAGTCCGCCGCACCGGCCTCCACCACCCGGAACGTCGCGGTCACGCTGATCCCGCCGCCGATCGGCTGCTGGTCCACGTCCGAGCGGAACACGTCATCGGACGGGCTGCGTCCTGAGCAGACGCACACCGCCGAACCGATCCGGTACAGCTCCCCCACGACGATCGCGTCATCCCATGCCCGCTGGCGGCCGGCGACGGCTGAGCCGATGTCGCCCTTGCCCTCGGAGTAGTCGCCGCTGGTGAACGATCCTCCGGCGTCGGTGCCGGCGTCGATCTGCAGGTCGACCTCGTCGTCGACCAGCAGGGTGTTGTCGGTCACGCTGCTGCCGCCCCGCCGGTGGGCCGTCAGGCCGCAGCGGCTCGAGCTGATCGCGTCGGACTTCTCACGTTGCGCCGTCGCGGCGTTGTCGCGGCTGCAGACGATGATGCTGATCCCCTGCTTGACCAGGTTCTCATCCTTCGGCGTCTTGAGGTTTGCCTGCGTGATCGGGCGGATCTGCGGGTTGACCCGGTACGCCAGGCCGTTGCCGATCGGGGCGTAGACGCCGAACGCCGTCTGGCTGCTGGGCTGGTAGCTGTAGCACGTCGCCGGCACGTATTGGTTGTTCAGCCCCCGCACCTGGAACACGTCGCCAGCACCAGCGGCCTCGGCATTGCCCGGGTCGTTCGCGGCCAGCCGGCCCGCGATGCGATCGGTCGCGCGGATCCGGCCGCCGCCGGGGCGGTGATAGATCGTCACCCTCGCGCTGCTCTCGCCTGCGGCGCCCAGGTCATAGGCGGACAGCAGGTTCTCACCGAACGCGAACTGCTGGGGATCGATGCCGGTGATCGGGGCCTCGCCGACCAGATAGACGGCCCGGAGCATCTGCGAACCGCCGAGGCTGACCATCTGGCTCCACAGCAGCGGGCAGTTGACGCGCACGCCCCCGTAGGTGATGCCGTTGATGGTCTCGCGGTGGGCCCAGACCACCGGGATCGTGGCGCCCAGCTCGACGGTGTCCTGGGTGCTTGAGATCCCTTGCTTCGGGGCGAACTCGGTCCTGGAGACCAGCTGCTGGCCCTGCTGCTGCTCCTGCCGCAGTTCGCCCGGGCGCGGGGCGTTGCGCTGCTTGAGGCGCGGCCTGGGCGTCAGGAGGTAGGCCGCGGCCGACAGGACGGCGGAGATGGCCAGGTTGATCAGGAAGGCAGTCAGCGGATCAACGGCCACGGGCCCCGCCACCGGCCGCAGCCGGCTCAGGCGCTCCTGCTCAAGCTGAAACTGCCGGTACTGGGTCTCGCTCAGGCCCAGGGCGGTCATGATCTGCCGATCAATCGGCAGCAGCAGGCGGTGGCGGCGCTTCCCCAGCATCAGAACCTCAGGTCTGCACTCGGAGGCAGAGCGCCGACCATCGCCTGCGTCAGCACCCGCCGGGGCCAGTCGCCGCCGATCGCGTCCAGCGGGCTGCCGAGGGTCACCGAGACCTGCTGCAGATCCTGCACGTAGGCGGTGATCGCGTAGGTGTCGATCATCTCGATCCCCGTTTCCTCAAGGGTGACAGGGTCCAGCCAGACGGTGCGGATCCTGGCGATCCACAGATCGTCGGCCGCCTGCTTCCAGATGTTCAGGCCCAGCACGTCGGCGTTGAACGCCAGCACGGCCTCAGCGTTGGGGAAGCCCAGGTCCACCGTCGCGCCGGAGTAGGCGAAGCCGGCGTGCATGTAGTCCACGCCCTGATAGGTGCGGGCCTCGCCGGTGTGGAACTGCTGGAACGCATAGCCCGTCGGGGCCCCGTCGCGGGTCAGCAGCTGCACGTAGACGCCTTCGGAGATGTCGTGATCCATCAGATCCCCAGGCTCCGGCGGGCCCCTGGGCTGGACTGCAGGGCCCGCTGCTGACGGGCGGTGCTGCGGGTCGCGGCGGCCTGTGCCAGAGCCTCGGCCTGCTCGGCGGTGACGTAGTCCACCGAGTTGATCCGGGTCGTCTCCACCTTGATCCGCACCGTGCCATCTGGCGAGCTGGCGGCGACGGCCGCGGCCCGGGCGGTGGACTCCTGGCGGGCGGTCTCGACCAGCCGCTGGACGACCTGATCGGTGGACTCAAACTGGGCTGCTGAGGATGCGCCAGGGATGCCGGGGTACTGCTTCAAGGCCACCGGCACCCGGCGGCCGTCCGGCAGGGGGATGAAGGCCTCAGGGGTGGAGCCCTCCCCGTAGATCGCCGCCTGCGGGGCCGTGGCGATCCCGCCGCGGGCATAGGTGCGCAGGGGCACCGGGCCCTGGGGGGTCATGATGCCGCCGGCGGCGAAGCTGAAAGGGTTGCCGCCTTGGAATGGGGTGATCCCGGCTGTCGGCAGCCCGGCCGCGAATGATCCGGCCGCGGGGGCGAAGAACTGGCTGAAATCACCGGCGGGGAGGGCGTTGATACCGGGGGAGATCGGTGCGATGCCGCCACCGCCACCGATGCCGCTGATCGCCCTGATGACCGGCGCGATCACCGCGATCTGGATCAGCTGCTGGGCGATGTCCTTGAGCACCGTGGCGCCCAGCTCCTGCAGGCTCTGCCCCAGGTTCTCGGCCCCCTGGATCGCCAGGCTGAACGCCTGCTGCATGCCCTGGCCAATCGTCTGGGCCAGGCTGCCGGCCAGCTCGTTCTGTTCCTGCAGCTTCTCGGATTGCTGGCTGTAATAGTCGCTGAGCGTGGCGGCGAGGGTGACTTGCTGGTCTTGCCATTGCTGAGAGCCGAGCTGCATCGCACGCTCATTCTCAATCGCTGCGATCTCCTTGAGCCCCTCCTTGTAGCGCTCGGCCATGTCGTTATCAACGGCTTGAATCCGCTGCAGGATTGACATGGGGTCCACCATGCCCTCAATCTCTTTCGTCAGGCTCTGGTAGGTGTTGTAATAATCAAGCGCGTACTGTGCGCGAATCTTGTCTGATTCGGTGGCCGCCGTTCTGAGATCACGCTGCAGCTGAAGTTCTTCGGTTATAGCCTTTGTGCTGGCCTGATCTTCGCGGAGTTGGGTGGAGTATTCCTGCTGGTCTTTCAGGCGTTGTTCGGCTAGCTTCTGCTCCCTTTGTGCCTGCTGATTCAATGCCTGCTGCTGTGCATTGACAAGCTGCCCTGACTTGCCTGTGGTGACGCCAGCCAAGTGCCCCAGCGTGAATGTTCCGCCTGGACCGCTAACGCGCATTCCACGGCCCAATGCACCTTGAATGCCAAGGTCGGTACCGGTGTATCCAGGTTTCAGCGTGAATCTTGTCTCTTGTGGCGTGAGGACATCAATGCCGGGATAGCCATGCCCTGCGTATCCTCGGCTGCGGCCAAACGATGACGCGGTCCTGCCTCCAAACGAAAGGGCGGC